CACACGGGTGGTGATGTCGCCCGACGTGCCACACGCGGCGGTGAGATCGCCCATCGTGTTTTCGGTGGTGATCGTCGCCACCGAGCGGTAGGTGCTGCCGCCATCCGTGGACAGTTGCAGATCGCACCCCTGCCACCCGTCGAGCAGTCCGCACACGAACACGTACATGCCCGGCGTGGCGTCCTGCGTGCGCAGGCTCGGCAGGTTCATGGCCGCAAACACGGTCGGGCCGCGCAGCCCCAGTTGCGGCGGTGGCGGGTGGATGCGGGCCGTGCCCGTGGCCGTGGACACGTAGGCGCTCGGGCGATCGCGCACCGCCTTGAACTTCACCGTGCCGTCGCCCAGCTCGGCCTGCTGGATCAGGTAGCGCCGCCCGTTGAAGCTGAAGCAATCGGACGGGACGTACTGGCTGAACTCCTCGGGGAACTCGCGCTCCAGCGAGCCCTCCGCCTGCGTCCATAGCACCTTGAGCGCCTTGTCGGCGATCTGTGCGGACTCGTCCCGCGTGGTGGCGAGGGACAACTGCACCGACGCCTCGCCCACCGCCTTGACGTTCTGCGTCTCGCGTTCGGCCGTCTGCGTCGTGGCGTTGTAGTCGGCGTACACATCCGCCGTGGTCAGGTGCAGCTTCTTCGGAAACTCCACCGCCTGCGGACGCACGTCCTCGTCGTCGTCCGACCAGATGAAGTCGTCGTCCGTGACCGTGAACGCCGTCGCCCCGCCGCGCTTCACTGCGCGCAGCATGGTGAACGTGTCGGGGTAGTCGCCCCACTCGGGGTAGTCGAAGAAGAACCCCTGCTGCAACGCGCGGATGTTGTCGCTCGCGGTGCTTTGCGAGGCCACCATGTAGCCGCGCACCGGGTCGATCAGGGCCGACACGTCATAGCGGGTGGACGGAATGCCCACGCGGTCGCAGAAGTCCGCCACGACATCCGACAACACGGCCTGGCAGGAGGTCGTGGTGATCGTGGTCGCGCCGCTGATGCGGCCAAAGAGGTCGGTGAACCAGCCCGACGCATCGGGAATGGCGTATTGCGCCGGCAGGGCCGAGACATAAGACCCGTTCTGCGACACCACGACGAGGGCATAGCTGTCAGTGGCGGCGAGCGCGCCGCCCGTGTTCGTCTCGAAGTAGGTGTCGCTGGTTGACCAGGTGAGGCCGTCCGGGCTGACCGCGATGCTCGTCGGGCTGATCTTGAAGAACATGCCGCGCGCGTAGAGCACCTGCTCGGCCGTGCCGACGCCGTAGAACGTCCAGTTATTGCCGTCGTCCGTGGATCGCAGGTAGCCGCCGGCCAAGGCCGCGAGCAAGATGCCGTTGCCATAGGCAAAGCCCTTGATGGCCGTGCCGGCGGTGTAGGTGACGTTGTTGGCCGCGATCAGGATGTTGCCAACGTCGGTGCCCACAATCGGCTGGCCGCCGATGTCGCCGATTGCGGTCGGGATGCCGTAGTCGCCGCCGAAGTCCACTTCCGTGGGGCCGTTGACCATCGGCTGGAACAGGCGGGTGTTCAGGCCCGGCGCGTTAACGCCCGAGTAATAGGCCCCGCCGACCAACACGACTTGACATGACAGCGTGTGTTGCGGCGGCGCAAGGAACTCGCCCCATGTCGTGCCGTTATCCGAAGAGATCGCAATCGCGTCGTTCTTGGCGAGATACCAATACCCCTGCGGCCCCACGGTGGGGTCGGGGTCGTGCCAGATCGCCATGAGCGACTGCGTTGGGCTCCACCCCAGCGCGTCCGCATAATCGACAGCGTTCCACGACTGCCCGCCGTCCACCGAGCGCCGAAAGTTGTTATTGATGCCGACCGCAAACGCGATGGAGCCGTATACGGCCGTCGCATAGATCGTCTGTGTCAGCCCGGTGCTGCCGTGCAACCACGACAGTGGCGCGGTCGTCGTGGTGGTCGTGCCGCAGCACGTCACCTCGAAGCGGAACTGCGGGACCGCGCCCGAATGGTCGGTCACGTCGTAGTCGTGGAAGACCACATACGCGAGGCCGCGATACGAGGGCACGTTGCCGACGCCGCCGCCCCACGAGTCGTCCAAGGCTTCCAGCGACGGATCGGGCACCTGCGTTTCCGAGCCCGGATAGAAGGTGAAGCTCGCGGAGAATTTCGACGTGTCCGCCGCCATCGCGCGGATGGCATCGGCATCGTCCGGCCACTCGGCGGGATCACGGGCGTCATAGACGAGCTTGCCGTCCGCCCAGATGCGCAGGACGCCGCCCACCTCGCCTTCGCACAGGCCAATGGCGAAGGTGCGGGTGTAGGTGTAGTTCTCCTGCACCGGCCCGCCCTTGCCCGAGCGTTCGCGGTGCTTGTGCTCATCCAGCGGGCCGCACTGGATGATGTTCCCGCCGACCACGAAGGTGCCGTAGCCGAACGGAATGAACGCGCCTTCCGTGACCTGTACGGCTTGCGCGTTGCTGAGTTTTTGGCCCTTGATGACATCGGGATCGACGTAGCCGCCGACCGCCGAGCCGATCATCCAGCCCCATTGCGCGCCGGATGTGCCGCCAATGGCGTAGCCGATGCCCGCGCCAACGACGCCGCCCCACGTGGAGCCGCTCACCGATACACCTCGACGGTGCGGCGCACCCACGGCTCGGCGAAACGGTGCTCGACCACCGTGCCGGCGATCGCGTAGGAATGGATGATGGCCAAGCCACCCAGCGGGTAATCGGTGACCAGCGCGACGTGGTTAAAGAGGTCGGTCGTGCCTTGCCGGTGCCAGCGCATCAGCAGCACGTCGCCGGGCCGCATGTCGCTCTTGGGGATCGGCTCGCCGAGATGGGCGATCAGCTCGCCGCGCAAGCCGTCCCGCACGGGATCGCGCCCGTAGTCCTTGCGGTCGCGAATCTCCCGGCCCACCGACGCAAAGGCGTAGGCGATGAGGCCGATGCAATCCACGCCGCGCACCGAACGCCCCCGGTGCTTGAACGGCACGCGCTTGCCATCGTTGGCCGTGAGCAACGAACGCGCAGCGGCGACCACCACCGGAATCTCTCCGGCGGTGAGGGGGGCGATCAGGCGCATCAGTACCAGAAGGTGTTGTTGGTGATCGACTGGCCGGAGGCGCTGGTCACGATCAGGACGTGGGCATCGGTCTGGCTGTTGAGACCGGAAGCGAGGACGTGCGCGGTGTCGGTCTCGTCAATGCCGTTCTGCGTGTAGTTGTGCAGGAACGTGTTGCCCGAGATCGTCAGGTTCGTGGTGCTGGTCGAGCGCACGCCCGTGGCGCGGTTGTAGGCAATCGTGCTGTCGCTCACCGTCACGTTGGAGGCGTTGACGGAGACGATGCCGTTGGAGAGGTTGCCGTTCAGGCGGGTGCCGCCGACCGTGCAGCCGGTGATCGTGATGTCGTCCACCGTCGCAGTGATGCCGCCCCGCTTGAGGATGTTGATGCCGTACTTGGCGTTGACCTCGAACTTGCAGTTCTGGATCGTGACGTGCTGCACCGTGTCGCCGTCTTCCGGCTCGATGTCGATGCCGCATTCCGGGCTGGTGCCGTTGGTGTTGCGGAAGGCCGAGTCGGTCAGCGTGACGTTCGTGGCGGATACGATGGACACGCCCTGGCGGCGGTTGTTGTCCGTCAGCACGTTGTCGATCACGATGTCGTCGCACGCACCGCCGATGGACATGCCGTCGCCCACCGCGTCCTTGAGCGTGATGTCGCGCACCGTGACGGCGGACGAGTTGCCGCAGGAAATGCAGTGGCCCCATTCCGAGGTCGTCCCGACGATCGGACTCCACAGCGGGCGGTAGCCTTGGATCGTGCCGCCCGAAATCTCGACGTTGCTCTGGCCCGTGATCCACACGACATACTTGTGGTCGAGCGCGGTGTACTTCGACTTCAGGATCGTGCCGGCCGAGAGCTTCAGCCACATATTGCTGACAGGCAGGACCGACACCGTGGGATCGATCAGGTACGTCCCGTCCGGAATAACGACCGTGCCGCCATCGCCGGGAAGCGAATTGATCGCGGCATTGATCGCGGCGGTGGCATCGGTAGACCCGTCGCCGTAGGTGCTGGAGACGGTGACGACCGTCGCCCCGCGCGTGCGCGAGGTGCCCGGCGGCGTGTCCCCGGTGGGCGGGGTCGTGCCGCCACTGTCTACCGGTGGCGTGGAGACGTTGGTTTCCTCGCCCGTGCCCGAGTACCGGCCGGTCAATGCAGCGCCCGGCACCAGCAGGCGATTGGCCTCCGCGACCGGCATGTGCGGAAAGCCCCGGTAGTGGTTCACCCATGCCGTGTCCCAATACGAGCGGCAGGAGTTCGGGCCTTGGTGGCGTTTCGAGCAGCCGGGGCGGATGTCGAACGTGTCGCCAAGCGCCACCGGATGCGGAAACGGAAAGCGCAACACGATCTGCCCGCCCGTGTAGGACTCGATCTCGCGCGAGATGTCGAGGTTCGCGCCCCCGGTGCAGGTCGCCATGCCGTAGGCGAAGAAGTCGTCCTCCTGCGTCAGCGTGGAGTCGGCGAACACCAGATCGGACTCGTCCGCATCCACGGATGTGACCGTCATGCCGACCCACAGCGACGAGAGATCGAAGCCGCAGGGCCTGCGTTCCTCCACCACGCCGCCGCCCGTGCCGATGGGCTGGGAACCGAAGACGGCACTACAGGGGATGGAGTAGACACCGCCGACCGACTGCTTCAACTGCTGCGACAGCGAGCGCAGCTCCAGCACCGTGAGGCCGCCGACCTTGCGCCGCACCTCGCCGATGGTGCCGCCTGCGATGACTTCGTGGCCGTCGCCGAGGCTGTTGTAGTTGACCCGGTAGACGACGAACGCAACCTTGTCGAGTGCACCCGCGTCGATCTGCGTGTCGGTGAAGCCTTCCAGCTCGAACCCGGCGACCGGGTAGAGCGTGTTCGCCTCCGCGTTGTCCACGCCGAGATCGGCCGAGGATTGCAGGGCCGACATCTCCATGCCCGTGCGGGCCTTGTACGTCAGGCCGTCGTAGGTGACATCGGAATCCAGCAGGGTGAAGCCGCGATACGTGCCGTCGTCCAGCGGGCCGACGCGCAGCAGATCAGTGAGGGTGGAGGATGAGGCGGATTTGTGCGTGACCAGCGCGGCCGGGATGGTCTTACTCACCGAAGACCTCGACCAACTCACACCCCACTTCCGCGATGTCGCGATGCGGCAGGACGAACTCGATGTCGTCCGAGGCGAAGCGCACGGGCACCAGGAACTCGCCCGTCCACGTCAACGGCTGTCCCGCCGTCCACGCCGTCGTCGGGGTAAACAGCCCCGTGGCCTCGTCCAGCGAGCCGGCCTTGGCCACGCCGTTCTGATAGACCGTCACCGTCGAGGCGACCGGCTTGGTGATCGTGCGGGTGTAGGTTTCCGAGCCGAATGTGTAGGTCTTGACCAACTGCACGGCAGTGGAACCGGACGGCGCGGTGCCGATCGACTGCGCGGTGACGCTGTAGTCGTTCCAGTCCTTGAACAGGAAGCCGTACAGCGCGCCACGGGCGGCATGCGCAAGGTTCAGCAGCTCGGCCCGCATGGCCGGCGTCCAGCCTGCGGTGCGGGCGGTATAGCGGCGCTTGGGGTTCTGCCAGTTGGCGTTGCGGCGCTCGTAGCCGGTTTTCAGTTCACGGACGCGCGTGGAAAACGCGACGACAGCCGAGAACCCCGCCTCTACCTTCGCGGAGAGGCGGGTTGCGATGATCGTCATTAGACGTTCCTGCGAGACCGGTTGATTTCGCGGCCGCTGGCCTGCGCGATCTGCGTGGGCGTGCGCGAGTCAACACGGCCCTGCAAGTAGATGTTTTGTGTCACTGCGCCCGGCCGCCACACCTGCGGTTCATTGGCCGCTTCCATGCGCACGCCGAGCTTTCCATCGGGGCCGCGATGCAGGGGGAGAATGGCTTCGGGGCCGGCTTCGCCCATCAGGCCGAGACGACCACCGGCCATCGCAAAGTTCGTGGGTTGCGAGACGACGCCGCCATAGGCGAACTTCTGCACGCCGTTCTCAAACGCGCCGCCGTTGGCGTAGCCACCGCCGCCCGTGAACAGACCCACGAGGCCACTCAACCACCCACCTCCGGCCGTTCCCGCGCCGCTCGTGCCCTGCTGGCCGAATGCCTGCGCGATCCACTTCTCCGCAATGGCGCGGGTGATCTGCGCGGCCAGTTCGTTGAAAAAGTCCTTGAGTGCGTCCTTGGCGGACTTGGCCCCGGTGACAAAATCGGTCAACGCATCCGATGCGCCGCGCCGGAAGTCGTCCATGAGGTCGATCGAGGTCTGCTTGGCCTTGGCTTCGGCATCGAAGGCGTTGGCAGTCGCGAGCGCGGCCTGCGCCTCCTGGCTCATCACGTCGATGTGGTTGCGCCGCAGCTCGATCATTACGGCGCGCTGCGTGTTGGACAGGCCAATGGTGTCCAACTCGAACTTCATGTCGTCGAGCAGTTGCCCAAGCGGGTCCAGCTCGGCCTTGATGGCTTCGACGTTCTTCTGGTGCGCCGCTGCCTCCGCATCCAATGCGGACTTCAGCCCGGCCGCCGCAATGGGGGATTGCGCCGCGAGCTGGTTCAGTTCCGCAACGCGCTTGGCATGCTCGCGCTCTGCCTGCGCCAACGGGCCATCGAGAGCGGCCTGCATGTCGAGGAAGGACTGCGTGGCGCGATCCTCGGCTTCTGCCTGGCGCTGAAGGTCGTTCGCTGCGTCCTTGCTGAAATCGGGGAGCGTCGTGACGCGCGGCGTGGACACTCGTCCAGTCCGGGGCGTCTTGACCTTCGGCTCCTTGGCCGCGGCCACGATCTGCTTGTCGATCTCCCCGACAAGCTGGGCGGTGTCCGCCTTGATCTGGTTGACCAGCTTCGTATTGCCGGCCTTGGCCGCGTCCGCGATGGCAATGTCGGCCTGCGTCTGGACGCGCTTCTTCTCGCGGGTCAGCTTCTCGACCTGCGTGGCATAGCTGCCCAGTTCCGCCTGAAGGGCAATCGCGGTGTCGTTCGCCCGCTGGTTGGCAGCGTCGATCGCCGCACGACGCAACTGCGGGTCCGCGCGCAGCACCTTCTGCGAGTCGGAGATGAGCTTGGTCAGCTCCTTGATGCGAGCATTGGCGGCGGTGACCGCCCCCATGTTGGCGTTTGCGCCCTTGGCCGCCTCGTCCCGCATCATCTGTTCGAGGCCGTGCAACTGCTGCACCGCCCCGGCAATGTCATGCTGGGCGACGCCAACGACGGTGTTCAGGCGGCCAAAGTTGCGGAGTTCGTCAATTGCCCCGCTGATGCCTTGCTTGACCGCGCGCCATGCCTTCGTGATGCCATCTGCGTCTTGAACGGCCTGCTGCGCCCGCCGCGTGGAGACGCGCGAAAATTCGTTGACCAGCAGCGTGGCCGCTTCCTGCGTGCGGCCCTCCTCCTGAAGCGCCTTGATGTGCTCGTAGGTCGCAGCGGTGAGGAAATGCACCTGCTTGTTGAGTTCGGCCGCCGCCTGCACCGGGTTTTCGGTGAGCTTGGCGAACTCAGCAATCGTCTGTTCGACGGCCTGCCCGGTGGCAGCCTGCATCGCGAGCGCCGCCTGCGCGACAGCCCCCATCTGCTCGGCCGTGAACTTGCCGGACTGCGCCACCGCCGCCAGCGCCGCCGCTGCGTCATGCTGCGTCGAATTGGACGTGACCAGCGTGGCCGACAGGCTCTGGAGTCGTTGCGCGGTCGTTCCGGCAATGTTTCCCGACAAATCCAGCGCGCGGCTAAAGGCCGTCGCTTCGTCAGCGCCCTGCTTCCACGCGATCGCCAGGCCGCCCACGGCGACCGCCGCCACCGTGTAGGGATTGATGAGGTTGAGAATCGCGCCCGACAAGGCGCGCGCGGCGGGAATGACGCCGCCGAACATGTCCTTCAACTGGCCGCCCTGCTGCAACAGGACGGTGAGCGGTCGCTGCCCCGAGGACAACGCGGTCACGATGTCCGTCACCTGCGCAGGAACGCCGCGGAGGGCGGCGGCGGACTGCTTGGCGCTCAGGCCGTATTCGTTCAGCGCCTTGCCGCTTTGCTGGAGCCGCTTGGTCTGTGCTTCGAGCTTGGCGAGGAGATCGGCTTGCACCTTGCCGGTGGTCTGCGTCTCGATCCGCCAGCGCGTCATCTCCTCGCGGTTCAGCCCGAGGGTGGCGATGTTCTTCTCAAGTGACGCGACCACCCGCTTGGAGTTCTGCTCCATCGTGGTGGACGCATCCTTGGCGGCCTGCGAAATCCCCCGCGTCGTGCTGGCCGCCTTCGCCTCGGCCGCATCAAAGCCCGACGTGTCCACCACGATGTCTAGGCGGGCAGTGCCGATGCTCTCGGACATGAAGGCTCTCGATAAAAAGAAAAAGCCCGCTGGTTAGGCGGGCTTGTGCATGTGCGTCAGGGCGGCTTCTTCGACAATCCGGATGGAACCCATCAGGTCGTCGTAGTCATCGGCCGCGAGCCCGCGCCGGTCCAACTCATGGAACACCACGTTGTAGTCGAGGCCGACCACACCACTCATGCCGACGCGCCACTGCGTCGAAAGGCGAGTGAACAACTGAATAACGGGCCAGTTCTCGACCCAAAGCTCCACCAAAGGCGGCTGGATCTCCTCTTTGCTGAAGCCCCAAAACGCCAGTTCTTCGGGCTTCGGCGGCGTCCAATAGAGGGCTCCGACCGCCTCGATCAGTTTCCCTTGCGGGCCGCGATCAGCGCCTCTTTGTAGGCATCAATGACGTGCCACACCGCGCCCGGCTGATGGTCGTTCAAGGCAGCGACCGACGCCTGGTCCAGCGGAAGGTCCGCGTCCCAGCCTTCGACCAGCGCGAGGAACACGCCCACCTCGTCGCCGTCCTTCTTGACCGACTTCAGCAGCGCATCGAACTCCGTGCGCGTCTTGGCCCGGAAGGTGACGTTGAGCGTCTGTTCGCGGCCCATCGACACAATCTTGATGGAACCGGGGAACGCGGGGTCTTGTTTGATCTTGAACATCGTTGACTCCTTCAGAAAAAGGGAGGCCCCATGCTCCGGGCCTCCCCGGAGTCATCAGGTGCTATAGCGAACCGGCTCATTGAGCAGCGAGAGCGACACTTGGCAGGACGACACCTGGTTCACGTCCATGCTCGGAATCTTGTTCACGGCGATGTACGCCAGATACAGGATCTTCGAGCTGTCCGACTTGGTGATGCGCACCGCACGGGCGACGCGATCGTCGTTCGCCGTCGAGGCGAGGATGTAGCCCGCCAGCGTCGGGTCGTCGGCAACCTCGATGTCCATGTTCGACGCCGACTTGTTGGTCGGAATCTTGACTTCGCGATCCGCCTCCAGGAACTGATACGTCGCGTACTGCTGTTCGCCGCCGCTGGTGCCGGTCTTGAGGATCTGCGTGAGCTGCGTCCAGCCGGTGACTTCTTTCACCGAGCCGGTGCCCGTGCCAGCCGGGTAAACGGTCGTGTCGCTGGTATCGCTGCCTTCCAGTTCGAAGGTGTTGGCCGTGATGTTCGCGACGCGAAACACCTTGTCGGTCAGGCGGCCCCAGCCCGAGGTCACGATGACGAAATCGCCATTGGCAAGGCCGTGGGCGGTCGAGGTCATGACGCAGGGCGCGGCGTTGGTTGCAACGGTGACGGTGAGAGCCGACCCCGTGCCGCTCGCAATATGAACGGTCGAGCCGTTCGGAAGCGAAACACTCATTCTTGAAACTCCATCTCGATGGGATGAGCCGCCTCACGGCGGGTCGTGTCCGGCTGCCTCACGGCAGGCGGGATCGGCTTGTGCACAAACCGAATGGGTGCCTCGGTATCGGGGGACGCCTCACGGCCTGCCCACCGAGGGCTTTAGGGGGTGAACCACACGCTGTAGTCGGTGCGGCTGCCGTAGATCTTCAATTCTTCTTCGTACAGCGACACAGGGGCCGCGAGCGTGGTCGCAGTCAGCGTGCCCACCAATTCGTCCCGAGCGGAACGCGCGATGCTGGAGGCTTCCAGTCGCGTCTTGCTCCACACCACGATCTGGATGCGGGCGTTGTCTTTGTCCGCGAGCACGCCTTCCAGATACTCGACCGCCTGCCCGCCGACCTGTTGGTAGACGATCAGCGGGAAGGTCGGATTGTCAGGCGGCGTGTCGGGATACACGCGCCCGCCCACGAGCGAGCTAAGCGTCGTTTTCAGCGTCGCTTCGATGCCCACTCTCGGCCTCTCTCAATAGTTCCGGTAAGCGCTTGCGCCCACGTTCGATGCCCGCCTGCCGCGCCCGCTTGCCCGCCGTGTCCAGCGCGGGGCGCAGGAACGGATGCGCCGCGATGAACTTCGGCGACGGCAGGCGCTCTTTCGTGGTGAACCAGCCAGCAGGCGTCTTGATGACCTTGTAGGGCTGCCAGTGGCCAAATTCGATCAGATGGCCGTGCGGCGCCGTCTTGTGGTTCCAGCTCACCGAGTAGACCACGCGCTCCTCGGTGGATTGCGCATCCTTGAATGCGAGGTAGATGGAGCTGGCGAGCTTGCCCGACTCTTTCGGAGCCAGCAGCTTCGCCTCATCCCGCAACACTTCGCCCATCCCCACCGCGATGGACCGCGCCAAGCTGACTTTCAGCGGCCCGTTCAACTTGGCGATGGCGGTCTGCCATTCCGAGAAGTCGGCCTTGATGCCGCTAGCCATCGTTGCCGCCCACCTCGCACACCAGATCCGTCCATTCCTTCCGCGCGAAGTCATGCCGAACCTGCTTCACGTCATAGTTCTGGCCGCCAAACACCACACGCTGCGCGGCGTCCACGTCCGTGCGATAGCGGATGCGGAACGAGTACCAGTTGATCTCCACGCCATCCAGCGGCGCTTTGATCGTCGCCATGCCATTGGCCCCGCGAATGTCCGCCCACACCGTGGCGAGCGTCGTCCACGTCTGCACCGGCTGGCCGGCGTCGTCCGTGCCACTGTCGCGCGTTTGCAACACGATCTGATTGCGGAGGCTGCCGGCTTTCACAGCATCATCCGATACGGGAACAGCAGGGCATCTACCGTCTGGTTGCGGGCTAGGGTGTTCTCCACCTTCGCCTCGCGGTTGGCGTACATGTCTGCCACGAGCAACAGCACCGCCGCCTTGAGAGGCGCAGGCACTGACGTAAAGCCGCAGGTGAATCGCACGCGCACCGAGGCGAGCGTGTCGGCCGTGGGCCAACTGGAATCGGTCCACACGCGGCCTCCGGGGAGGTCCGTGCGGTAGTCGGCCGAATCGAGCGTGGTTTCCACGCCGTCCACGTCGTATTTCACGGACGTGATGGCGGTGACGGGTTGTTTCAGCAGCCGGATCGCACCGCAAGGGAAGCCGTCCAGCGACTGCTCCCACGTCTCGCTCGACAGTGGCGCACCCAGCACGCCCTCGACATGCGCTTGCGCAGCGAGGATGTACGCGCCAAGGATCGTATCGCTCGCCGTATCCGTGATGTTCAGATGCAGCTTGGTATCCGCAAGGGTGACGGCCTGACTACCTGCCGTAATCAGTTTGAGTGCCATCACCCGCTCCGGTTATTCGTAGGCCGCAACCGCAGCCGGGTTGTCGTCGGCGACCCCGTCGGCCACCAGCGCGGCAATCTCGGCCGCATCGAGTTCGACCACCTGCTGACACTTGCCTGCGTGGCAGTCCACGAGCAGCAGCGCCTTGCGCTTGCCCTCGGGTTTCGCTTCCTTCTTTGCCATCCATCCCTCCAAAGAAAACGGCCCCCGAAGGGGCCGTTCTCGTCACGGCTCTTAGGTGGCCGAGTTCGCGTAGTACTTCACGGTCGCACCCGAGATGTCGATCAGGTTGCCGCCCGCGCGCATCCACGCGAGGAAGCCGACCTGGCCGTTCTTGGTGTACGCCGAATCGGTGAAGCGGAACAGCGTGGCCGACATCACGTCACGGATGCGGTAGTTGCCGAGGCGACCGAACAGGATCGACTTGGCATTGGCCGCCATCGTGGCCACGTCCTGGTTGATCACGATGTCATAGCCAAGCAGCGTGTCCGGCGCGCCGCCCGGAACGCCCGTCTCGTAGCCCGGGACGAAGATCGGACGCGACTGGCCGTCCTTGATCTTGCGGATCACCTTCACGGAAGCGTCGTTCATCATCCACGACAGCTTGCCTCCCTGACGGTACGCCGGGTCGATCGAGTGGATCAGGTCCACGAGGTCGTCGTAGATCACCGTCGAGGTCTGGCCGGTCGTGCCGGTCTTGCCCGAAGCCGCCGCCGTCACAATGCCCTTCGGCTGCGAGGAGCCGGTGCCGGTCGTGAAGTAGGTGTTCTGCACGCGACCCAGACGCTCGGCCAGCAGATCGACCACGAGCGCGTCGATGTTGATCTGCGAGTCCTGAAGCAGCTCGAACGGCACCGTCACCACCTTGGAGCTGAACTTGTAGACGTTCAGGCCCACGGTCGAGAACGCGGCATCCTGCGAAGCCGCCGCCGCGTTTTCCGCGACCAGCTCACCGGTGTTGCTGGTGTCGTCGCAGGTCGGCCAGTTCATCGGGTTGCCCTGCGAGGTGTGGAACACCGTCGCCACCGAGCGCATGCCGCCATACGCCTTCATGCCCTTGATCAGCTCGGCCGCCACGTCGGTCTGGACGGTGTAGCCACCTTCCGAGTTGGTGCCGACCGACATCGTGTTGCGGACCGACTGCCACTCCTGCGCCGAGAGGGCGTTGTCGCCGCCACGGAGCCACTTGTTCAGCAGGGCGTTCTGCGGCTGGTCCTTGATCTCGACGCCCATCTCGCGGGTCTGGCGAGCCGCATCGAGCGCCAGGATGTCGTTCTCACGCTTGATCGCCGCATCGACGCGGCCGATCTCGTCGAGCTTCTCGTCGTACTGTGCCTGCGTCTTCTCGTCCCAGCTCGCAGCGGGAGTGTTCTCGTGCAGATTGCGGGCTTCCTTAGCCAGCGCGTTGCGGCGCTCCCGCATGGCCTGAATGGACTCAGCCATCTGTGGTCTTACCTCGTAGGTTAGGAAATAAAAAAGCCGCCTTTCGGCGGCTTCTCTGGTGCGCGGGAGCGAATCCGTTACGCAGCAGCTAGGTCGAGCAATCGCAAGGCCCGTTCGCGGGCGGCTGCAATCTGCTCGTGTTCTTTGTTCTGATCAGGGATGGCCTCGCTAACCGCGACCGCTTCGCCAAGCGCGACCGCTTCCGGGGCCTTCGCGTAAGCCGTGAGGTTCCATGCGTTCTTCGCCTTCTCGGCCTTCGGCTCCAGCGAATCAGCGAAGCCACGCGCGATGGCGTCGTCGGCTTCCATCCACGTCTCGGCGTCCATCAGGGCCGCCATGTCCTCGCGGCTTGCGCCTGTCTTGGCGGCATACTGGTCGGCGATGGTGCCGTCGATCTTTTCCAACAGCGAGGCGGTTTCCAGCATCGCGTTCTTGTCGCCCATCTGGAGCGTCCAAGCGTTGTGGATCATCAGCATCGAACCGGGGGCCATGACGACCTCATCGGCCGCGACTGCGATCACTGACGCTGCCGAAGCCGCCAGTGAGTCCACATGTGCCACGAAGCGGGCCGAGCTGCGCTGCATCGCCGAAACGATGGCGCGGGCCTCGAAAACGTCACCACCGGGCGAATTGATGCGGAGGTGGATGGTCGAAGCCTTCGACTCATCGACGGCTTTCAGGAACTTGGCCGCCGTGACACCGCCACCCGTCCAGAAGTCCTCGCCGATCACGTCATAGATGTAAATCTCGGCCTCGTCGCCTTTCGCCACCACGCGGAAGTCGCGCGGGCGGTCTGCGTTGTCACGCAGCAGCTTGGGAAGTTGGAGCATTGGGATCTGGTTCCTGGGTGGTGGGGTCGTGCAGCTCGTCCCCGCCAGCAATCGGGGGCAGGTTCTTCAACTTGCGGACTTCGTTCTGCGTCATCCACGCAGGGTTCTGCGTCCCGCCAAGGGCCGCTTTGAAGTACTCTGCCTGTGCTTGGAGGTCGCCTTGGGTCAGGCCGTCGCGGTTGAACTCCACGAAGTTGCGCGAGATGCGGAACAACTTCCGGTTCAGTTCCTGCTCGAAGCGACGCAGGTGCGGGCCAAGCGTGTAGATCACGAAGGCCGTACCCATCTGCTCGATGCCGGAACCCCACGACGTGGACTTCTCGGTCTCGCCAATCATGAAAGGCGGGACACCGAACGCGCGGGCAATGTCGATGACCTGGAACTTGCGCGACTCCAGAAGCTGGGCATCGGCGGCGTTCATGGACAGGGACGTGATGTCCAGCCCTTCGGTCAGGATCAGCGGCGTGCCCGGATTGGAGCCGGCCCCGTACTTGGCGACGAACGCCTGACGGAACTCCTCCTGCAACTCAGGCGACATCGAGGCCGGAGCTTTGACGACGTACTGGAGCTGCGCGCCCGACCCGTAGAAGTTGCCGGCGAACTCGTCGGCGCGAATGGCGGTGCCAATCGCCTGCCGGGCGGCGTGACCGATCACCGACAGCGAGCGGCAGCCGTCGAAGCCGCAACCGGGGAAGTGCAGCATGTCGTCCTGATCGACGGCGAAATAGCCGAGCTTCCCGTCGATCTCGTCCTGCACCAGATAGCGGAGGCGACCGTCCACCCGCTTGACCGTGACCTGCTCGTGCCGGAGCGGGATGAGCTGATCGACCAGCGGGCTCATTGCGCCTTTGCGCTGGATCAGCACAAAAGCATCGCCCCGCAGCAAGACCTGCGCGGTGACGTACTCCCACATGGACGCCGCCGTGAACAGCGGGCAAGGCTGCTCATTCAGCAGCCACCAGTAGTCGTGCTTGATCGCGAGGCGCGAGCCGTCATCCTGCCGCTGGTAGGTCTGGCACGGCATCTGCGGGATTGCACCCGAGATCAGGCGCACGCAGGCGTACACGGCCGACACGCGCATGGCCGTGTATTCGGTGACCGGCACGCCGGCCGCCGTATTGTTTACGCCGAAAATCTGCCCCATCCGCACCGCGTCGGACGAGGGCACATCGGTGTATTCGATGGAGTTCGCGACGGTTTGCACCGCCCGATCAATGGCAATCGCCGCTTCCAAGCGGTTCTTGGCAATCTTTGCGGAGTCTTGCATCAGATCACCACGAACCCTTGTTTGATGATGGCCGGACCCTCAACGGTCGCCGCCTTGCCCATTGCCATTGCCAGCGCCACCACGCCGTCGATGCGGCCAGTCGCCTTGCTCTTGTCCAACTTGCGGTTGCCTGCGGGATCGCGAATCGCGATGGCGTTGGCAGCGTGGTTGTGCAGGATCGCGTGGCCGCCATGCCGCAGCCTGGCGTTCACCAATTCCGTTTCCAGCGCCTCAAGGGCTGGAGACATGTCCTTGAAACCCTGCCCGAACGGTTCCATCGGCAGCTCGCGGCCAACTCGCTTCAACTCCGCCAGCAGCACGTCGATGCGCCAGCGGTCGAACGCGACCGCCTGCACCGGGTAGGTGTCGCAGATGTCGATCAGCCGCTCCGCCACGTATTGATATTCGACCGACGCTCCTGGCGTCAGGTGCAGCAATCCTTCATGCGCCCACACGTCGTAGGGCACGCGGTCTCGCTTTGCGCGATCCACATGCCCCACGCCGGGAGTGAAAAACTCCGGCCGAACGTGCCACAGGCCCGTTGCGTCCTTGGCGACCATCACTAGAGCCGTCAAGTCGTTGCGGGCCGACAGGTCGAGGCCGATGAAGCATGGCCCCTGCCGGAACGCATCCTCGTCGGGAGCCCCCCCGCATGAATCCCACACCGAGCGGGATACGAAGGGGTTGTGCAGCGTAATCCGCTGATTCGCTACAAGGTTTCTGAAACTCGCCTCGCGGGTCGGCATCCGCCGCGCCGCCTCCGCCATCTTGAACACCTCCTCATGGTTCATGAGGTGCCAATTTGGCTGCGCTGCCGCTAGCGTGTCCCGATCAAATGGATCGGCCGCATCGGGCACCGCATAAAGCACGCACTTTGTCGCCTGATCGGATTCCTTCGACCGGGCGTCGTCAATCAGCTTGGATAGCAAATCCGCATCCGTCGGAGCCTGCGTCGAAATAATGATCGACATAGGCGACTCGTGGGCCGCGCTCGCCGTCTCAAGCGCGTCGAACAGTTCCGAGGTCGGCCCTCTCACCTGGCCAAGCTCGTCGTGAATGACAAGCGTAGGCGACAATCCGTAGGCCGTGGACGCATCCGCCGAAAGCGCACGGTACAGTGTGCCCATTTCCTCGCAGAACAGCTCTTTGCGCGAGTCGCGAATGGTCACGTACTGCGCCAAATCCGGCGACATGCGGACCATCTTTGCCGCGAGGGCAAACAAGATGGCCGCTTGGTCGCGAGACTGTGCGGCACTGTAGAGCTGACCGTTAGGCTTGGCCTCTGGCCCGCACAGATGCAGCAGAAGCAACATCGCGCTGAATGAGGTCTTGCCGTTCTTGCGGGGGAGACTGCAAATGAACATCCGGGTCGGTGACCCGTAGATCATTTCCATCCACTCTTGCTGCGCCGGACTTAGCTGGACCGGCTGACCCGCGAACCTGCCTTCAGGTACGCGAATGTAGTCGTGAATCCACTCTATGTTTTGGCGGACGCGTTCCGCCGCCACCTGGACGCCCTGCCTACTTTTGGCAGATCCGCGCCCTTTAGATGCCATCCGTTCCAAACAGTCACTTTCCTTCGCGCAAGGTTGCTAGCCGCCGGCTTGCTGACCCCGCAGGCGAGATGGAATTCGTGCTGTGTCCCCGTAAAAGATCGGCCGTCCACGTTGATGAACTCGTGGACTTCGCTGCGGTACATCGGATGGCGGCTTCCGCCGTATTCCGGCTTCGGCTTCCCGGCCAGATACCAGCCCTTCGCCGACTTGGCGCGGCCTTTGACCAGCATGTTGGCGAGCGGGCGATCTATGCCGAGGGCATCCGGCATATCGCTCTGGAGGCCGGCCCACTCTCGCCCATCAACATGGCGCAATTCATAGCGCCTGTAGTCGAATTGGTACGCGCCCCGGCCGGACTTTGACCGTGCCAATGCGCGCTTGACCCACCCATACCGCTTCCGGGATTGGGTCGGGATGTAATCCTTGCGGGAGCCGCCGACCATAAAGGCGACGGGCGACCACAGTTTTCCGCCGTGTATCTTCGCCAAACATAGATGGGCGAAGAAGTGATCCTCGGGCGTCAGGTCAATCAAGTTGGCTGGCTCATCGCCACCGCCAAGGCACCGCGGGAAGATGTGGTGTCGTTCACCGTAGCCGGAGGGTGGCTTCCCCTGCCGGTCGGCGATAAACGCGGCGTAGATTCGCTGGTAATCCACGCTCCTATTCTTGGGCTTCTAGCACCCGATGCCAAGGCCTGACAGTGCTGGCCTTCTTCTCTGCGGCGAACGCGGCGTCCGCCCGATATTTCGCCTGCTGGGTGAGTCTCATGGCGCGAGCCAGTGTGTTCACCTCGCCCGCTAGAGCGCCCTGAATCTTGCGCAGCTCTTTGTAACGCCCAAGCCCGTCATCAAGCAGGAGCATGTCCGCGGTCATGGATTCCACCAGGGCAGCCACCTTGCGCGACTCGACGACCGCCCGGCAGTAGGCAGCTAGGATCGGGACGGTGCCAGCGTCGAACCAATCGGCCGGCTTTGTGACGACCACCGAAGCCCAAACCTCGGCCTGGTCGGAACTCAGGTCGGCCGGGGGCTCTAAAAGCCTGACCGGCATGGGGGTCACGGAGGCCAAAGTCTTTGTTTTGGCCATAGCAGAAACCCGGAAAACTACGAATGATGAAAAGCAAAGG